TACTCCTTGCAGACCGGCAAAGATCCCCAGCGCAATCGCACCCTCGCACTCCTTGCACGCGGAGGCGACAAACGCGCGATGGCAAAGCGCTCAAATAGGCTCATTCCAGAGCTGCAGATAGCGTCCACGGATGACGTAGCCGTACGCAGCGGCAGTACTGTGCAGGCACTCATCCGCGACATGGCAGAGAATGCACCCAACAAAACGTTCATCATAAAAAAGGGCCTTGGCATGGCACCTGGGCTGTACAGAATAAAGAAAGGGCAGGGCTATCTATTGCCCAATGGCAGGACAGCACCCAGGTTGCAGATAGTCCAGCACTTCGGTCGCTCACCAAAGCACGCACGATGGACGTGGATTAATGACAGCGTGACACGACTGCTCACTCACGCGCCGATGCTCACGATGTGGAACAGCGCAATTGGCAAGGTCGTTGCCGAGGCAGTGCGCAAGGCACAGCTCGCGCTCACCAGCTCATCGTCAAACACTCGTTAGGCGATCATCAAAGGTACTGTGACGCTGTTGGCACTCACGGTGCGCATCATGTCGCGATGCCCGGGCAACCGGACCTGCGGGTTGTTAAGTTAAGGTTAACAGTGTTACCTTGTGCACGTGGTAGCTTCCTCCTCCAAGGACGGGCCGAAGAAGATCACCCAGGCTGAGCTCGCGCGCAGGAAAGGTGTGAGCGAAGCCGCAGTCAGCCAGGCTGCCAAGCGTGGCCGCATCACCAAGGCGCCCGACGGTACATTCGACCCTGCACTCCCCGAGAACGCCGCCTACCTCTCCACCTCCAAGCGCCAGCAGCGCCAGGTGCATCGGAAGCCCGGCGGGAAACCCGGGGTGAAACCAGCGCAGCGGGTCGTGCGGTCGGGCGGGAAGCGCAAGCCCCGGGGGAAAAAGCTCGCAGCGGTCCCCGACGGCGGAGGCCCGCTGGAAATAGACGGTGAAACCTATGGCATGGCCGAGCTCCGCAAGATCGTGGCGCAGGCGGACAAAGAGGAGCAACAGAACGCCATCCGCCGAGGGGAGCTCGTGGAACGCACCGATGTCCACCGCGTGTTCGCCCACCTCTACGCCGTGCACTCCTCCCAGTTGAAAACGCTCGCCGACAAACTGGGCCCCGATATCGCCGCGGCCTTCAAACTCACCGACGCCGACACGCCGCGCGTGCAGGAGCTCATGGGCCTTGAGGTCCGCCGCTCACTGGCGCAGATCAAAACTGAGTTGAATGCTTTCCTCGATCAAATAGGGGATGGTGACATCGATACCAAACTGCTCCCGTCCCCCGCAGCAACGAAGCGGGCGAAGCGCAAGCCAGCGAAACAGAGGAAGCATAGGCCGGCGAAGCGGGCGAAGCGCAAGAAGAAATGAACTCCTCCGACCGCTCCTTCTTCCGCAAGGAGGTAGATCTCCTCCCCGACCACGCCCCCGCGCGCCTGATAAGCGAGTTCGTGCAGGGCCGCCGCGTGATGCCTCCCGACACCCCCTTCCCCGGCTACTGGGACAACAGCCGCACCCCCTACCTCGTGGAGATCATGGACGACCTCTCTCCTTTCAGCCCCGTCCAGCACTCCATCACGATGAAAGCGCGCAAGCTCGGCGTGACCGCGGCCGCGGAGAACGTCGTCGGCTACTGGTGCTTCGAGAACCCGACCGCCTGCGAATACGTGACGGCCACCGACGAGCTTGCCGAGGATTGGAGCACACGCCGCTTCGACGCCATGGTCGACAGCATGGGCTTTCGCCACCTCATCGCCAGCCAGACCAACGAGGCGAAGAGCCGCCGCACCGGGGACAAGGTTTTCAAAAAGGAAGTGGTGGGCGGATACCTGGACATCATCTCCTCCAGTTCCAAGAAAGCCCTGCGCGCAGGTGACATCCGCCTTCTGGTCCGCGATGAGATCGACGGCCGCGCGCCGCTCCTGGTCTCGGGTGAGGGCTACTGGACCGAGGTGAACTTCGGCCATACCACGAGCTGGGGCGCGCGCAAGAAGGTCATGGACTTCAGCTCTCCCACCACCGAGGAACTTTCCGAGATCAGCCGTCTGCACAAACTCGGCGACCAGCGCAAGTTCACCGTCCCCTGCCCCGCCTGCCACCGCGAGCAGGAGCTGGTCCACCTCGACGAATCCGCCGCCTACGGCATCAAACCCATCATCCAGGCCGGGGAGTTCATCCGCGCGGTCTACGTCTGCCAGTACTGCTCAGCCGAGATCCAGAACCACCAGAAAACGGCGATGCTCGCCGCAGGCCATTGGCAGCCGACGCGGAAGTCCAGCGACCCTACCCTGCGCAGCCGCCAGATCAGTTCCCTGTATTCCCCCGTCGGCATGCTCTCGTGGTCCGACTATTGGAGGCTTTACATGGCGAGCCTCGAAACCCCCGAGGGCGCGCGGGCCTTCACCAACCTCTACCGCGGCCTGCCCTACGCTGAGACCGGCGCCCGCCCGGACCTTCGAAAGGTCATCACCCTCCGCGGCAGCTACGCTCAGAAGGAAGTCCAGAAAGGCGTCATCTACCTCACGGCAGCCGTAGACGTCCAGCGCGGCAAGGAGAAGCCCGAAACACCCGAGCAGGGCCCCCGCCTCGAGATGGAGGTCCTCGGCCACGGCCGCGGGTACAAGACATGGAGCGTGGACTACCGGGTGTTCAGCGACAAGATCGATGATCCCTTCTCTGGCGCGTGGGAGGCTCTAAACGAGTGGGCAACAGCGGAAGGCCTCCTCTACAAGCGCGCCGACGGAGCCCAGTTCACCCCCGCCATCATCCTCATCGACTCCTCGGATGGCCAGACGATGAACATGGTCTATGGCTTCTGCGGCCGCTGGCGATCGACGTTCCCCTGCAAAGGCGCGAAACAGATCGTGGCTGACCCCGAGCGCCGGGAGAAAGGCGACATCGCGGGCACCGCGTACAAACGCTGGCGGAGCTTGCAAATCGGAGATGTCAGCCAGCTCCTCTACGAGATCAACACGCAGTTCTACAAGGCACAGCTTTTCAACAAGCTGGGCACCGTCATGCGCCGGCCCATGGACCCCCAGGCCAACGGCTTCCAGGATTTCCCCCGCGACTACGAGGACGAGTACTTCGCGCAGCTCATCGCCGAGGAGCAGCTCGCCGACGGGTCGTTCCGCAAGATCCGCGAGCGAAACGAAGCTCTGGACTGCCGGGTCTACAACATGGCCGCAGGGGACATCTACCTCATGGGGCTGGTGGACGGCATGCGTCACCGTGCTCGCGAGCAGGGCGCCACGGTCCGTCAGGCCGAGGAGATCGGGAGCAACCACGCCCTCACCTGGCTGGAAAGCACCATCGGCGGCGCCGCGGGAGCCTGACGCCGGCGGCCTTGTAAACTACCCTGTGCACCCTGTATTATCTTACCCGTGAGCGATCCGAACTCCAACGCCGTCAGGAATCCGCTCTCCCGGCTCCCCGCCACGCTCTCCGCTCTCTATCAGTCACGCCTCACCATGTGGTCCACAAAGCTCACGGAACTCGAGACCCAGCTCGAGATGCTCATGGCCTCCCCCGTGGAGTCCTATTCGTTCTCGGCGGGCGAGGGCCAGCAGCAGGCAAAGCGGCGCGACCTGAAGCAGGTGATGGACGCCACGAGCCACGCGGAAAAGATGTACGGCTACTACTGGAAAAAGTGCAACGGCTACGGAAACGTGAACATGACGCTGAGGCGAAGATGATCGAGTTTGACTCGCCCCCCGGATACTGCGCCTGCGGAAAGAAGTGCGAAACCACGGGCGAGAGCTTCCATAGCCAGACCCAGTACATGAACGGCGAAGTCATCTACGCCGTCTGCGCGCATGGCGTGGTCTTGATCGATAAACGCCAGCGCCTCCAGCCGCAGGTGATCCTCCTATGACCCTCTTCCGCCGGCGCGTAGTATCCGAGGACCTCGAAAACCTGTCCTTCGACAACCGGCCGGCGGAGATCCCCATTACCACATTCTGCGGCCGTGAGATCGCCGACCTTGCACCTGACGCCATCCACCGCGACACCTTGAACGACATCGCCCGGGCTATCGTCGACCGCGGCTGGCACTACGGGGTGAGGGCCTGCGAGATCACCGTCCGCCGCGAGTATCACACCACGCAGGGCCAGCGCCGAGGCCGAACCCGCATGATCGCGAAGGTGACGTATGGCTGACCGCCCCGGCCTGCTCTCACGCCTGTTCCCATCCCGGGAATCACTCATCAAGGCCGAGGCGCGCGCGCTGGCCAGTGAGGCCATGGCGAAATGGCAGGAGCAGGCAAACACACGCCTTCAGGCCACAGTGAATCAGGGCAGTTCCTTCGCCGGCGGCTGGAGCCGCTCCACTGGCGGGAAGTGGGTAGGCGGCCAGAGCAAGCCCATCGGCGGGCGCATCACCAACCACTGGGGCCTCCGCCAGCAGGCGCGCGATATCGTCGAAGACTCCGTCCACGCTTACACGCTGGTCCACCGCAAAGCCGACGTGGTGATCGACCGCGGGCTCGCCCTGAATCCCACGCCGATCGCCAGCGTTCTCGGCATCACCCCCGAGGCCGCCGATGAGTGGGCGCAGAAAGTCGCGGAGTCCTTCGAAATGTGGTCCTCCTCGAAATCCAGCCACCGTTCGGGCATGTTCAACTTCAAGCAGGCCCAGCACCAGCTCATGGTCGGGAAAACCCGTGACAATGACGAGTTCCTCCGCCTGTATTACAGCCAGCGTCAGGACCTCCTCTCCCAGCTCCAGTGGGAGATCATCGACGCCAACCAGATCCGCGGTGACGCGCTGACCGCCACCAACCTCATGCCCATCCGCTTCTACGACGGCATCGAGCGAAACCCCGATGGCAGCGAGCGCCTCTACCGCATCTGGGTGCAGCCGCAGGATTCCAACGCCCTGGAGGAAAAGGATGTCCCCCGCATCGGGGAGAAGAGCGGCCGCGTGATGATGCTCCACGGCTTCCAGCCCGAGTACTCGGGCCAGGGCCGCGGCTATTCCCAGCTCGGCGTGACCATCCAGGAGTTCGAGCTCCTCGAGGACTACATCCTGTCGATGGTCAAAAAAGCCATCAATCAGAGCCAGTTCGTCGCCGCCATCGAGAACGAGAAAAACCCGCCCTCAAACCCGTGGGAGCAGCTCGGCATGCCCCCCGCGGGCCCCGCCCCGGTCTCGGCGTACGGTGCCACGCCCGCGCCCGCCGGCGTAGGGGTAGCGGGCTCCATCGAAGGCGGCATTGGGGCATCCTTCACGCCGGTCGAGGAAGTATCGCTGGGCGTCCCCGGATCCCACGTCATCACCTCCATGGCCGAAGGCGACAAGATAAAGATCCTCGAGAACACCGTCCCCGGTCCCGACTTCGACCCGTTCGTCAACGCATTCCTCACCCCGCTCCTCGGCGCTCACGGCATGAGCATCGAGATGTTCAAGATCAAGTTCGAAGCCTCCTACAGCGCAGCGCGCGGGGCGCTGGCCGTCCTCTACCGCTTCGTGGGCATGGAGCGCTCATGGCTGGACACCATGTTCCTCGCCTCCGTCTATGAGATGTTCCTCTCCTGCGAGATCGCCGCCGGCCGCGTGAGCTGCCCCGGGTGGGCGGATCCCCGCCTGCGTGCCGCGTGGTGCGCGCATTCCTTCATCGGCTCCCCGCCGGTGCAGATCGATCCCGAGAAGGAAGTTACAGCGGCGATGAAGCTCCTGCAGCTTTCGGCGACGGACATGAAAACCGTCACTCACGAGATCGGCAGCGGCAGCTATGGATCGAACGTCGCGGCCAATGCCCGGGACTTCCCCACCCTCCCGATCCCGCCCTGGGAGCAGAAAATCACCGTCGCCGCCGCCACCATGGCAGAGAGCGAGGAGAAGCAGGATCAGCAGGCTGCCGACCTCGCGAAAGCCGCCTCCAAGGCTCCGGCCCCCGGCCAGAATGGCAACGGCAAACCCGCCCCCGCCCGAGCCGACGCCCAGCACGAGGAGCTCCTCGCCGAGCTCCGCATGACGCGCGCGACAGCCGCCCGTACCGAGAAACGCCAGGAAGCCGCCGACCAGCGGGCTGAGTTTGAAACCGAGCGCGTCCACGACCGCCTCACGGCCATCGAAGCACGGCCGCCCGAGACCCCACAGCCGATCACCGTGACCATGCCTCCGATCACCCTTGAGACCCACGTCCATAACGACGGTGCCACCGAGACCACCGTCCGAGATATCAAGCTCACCCCCGAGGGGGAACTGGAGTCCGCCGTCATGGTCAAGAAGCACGTGCCGGTCCCCGTCAACGGGAAAGGGAAAACATGAACTACGAGCTGAAAGCCGAAACGGGCTTCCTGAAACTGGAGGCGCTTACTCCCGAGCAGCGCATAGCAGCTGCCGAGCGCGAGATCGCGGCCGCACTTGAAAAGAACGGCTGCATCCTCATCGTGCAGGTCGCCGCGAAAGCCCCTGATGAGGAGCAGCCCAAATGACCGCCGCCTTCAACAAGCACAACATCTTCGTGCAGAACCTCGGCCTGAAAACAGAGTCACTCGGGGCGGCCGCCGATGTCATCAAGTGCATGCTCACCGACACCGCCCCCGTTGCCACGAACACCGTGAAGGCAAACATCATCCAGATCGCCAGCGGCAACGGCTACACCACCGACGGAAACGCCTGCACAGTCACCTCATGGACACAGACTTCGGGCACCCTGAAATGGATCGTACAGTCGCCGACGCTCTGGACGTGCGCTACCGCCCCCATGGGGCCCTTCCGCTACGTGGATATCTACAACTTCACCACGGGCAATTTGATCGGGTGGTACGACTACACCGCCGAGATCACCCTCCAGATCGGCGACACCTTCACGGTGACCCTCGACGGCACCAACGGCGTGCTGCAGATAGCGTAGGCCCATGGGAGCATCCGGGACGGCGACAGTGGATTTCGGGGCTTTCGTAGCGGCAACCAGCATCGCGGGGCACCCGAGCACGCACGCGCAGGTAGCCGTGACCGGACAGGCGGGGATCGTGGTCGGCTCACTCGTGGAGGCATGGATCAGGGCGGAGCCCGCGGGAACAGCCCAGCACAGCATGGAGGAGCACATCATCGAAGCCCTCATCATCACGGCCGGGAATATCGCGGCGGGGACGGGCTTCACGATCTATGCGGAAGTCCCATTCGGCGGAACGTGGGGAACATTCACCCTCGGCTGGTGCTGGAATTGAGGCAGTAGCATGTCAACGAAAATAATCGGTGCACTCAGCGGGGTCGAGGCGGATGTTGACACGGGGCGGAGTCTTTACGTCAACGTCGAACCCGATCCAATCGGTGCGGCGGGTGGGTGGTACACGGTCACTGGTTCTTGCTCGGCTGTTGTGGCTGCCACCCTCGCGGCGAATACCCCTCTCATGACGATGCGCCTTGCGGTCGGTTCGGCACGCAAGGTTTACATCGACCGCATCCGGACGCAGATCAATATCGCTACTCCCGGCGTCGCAGGAGCGATATCCGGGACGCTCGGGATTCAGAGATTCACAACGGCGACACCGACGGGAGGCACGGCGCGGACCCCCTGCCGATTGAACGAGGCGCTTGGAACGACGAGTGATGTCACGGACGTGCGCGACAGCAACGCGGCGCTCACTGTGACGAGCGTCGTGTTCGGGACGGTAGCAGGCAGCTGTCTCATTCCTGTATGCGAGATCCTCACGTCGTACGGGTTCATGAACGCCTTCGAGTGGGTCTTCGATCCACCTCGGCCGGTCGTCCTTGCGGCGGGCGATGGCATCTCACTCCGCACTCAGGTAGCCTGCCCTGCGACGCAGACGTGGGTCTATTCCTACACCGTCCACTGGCTGGAGAAGTAGGAGGGGCATATGTCGCTGGCAAGTGATTACGCAACGGCCCAGGACACGGCGGCGGCAGGAAACGCGGTGGTGAACGCTACCGTTCCTGCTCCTTTTTCCGTCATGGGCTGTTCGCTCTCCGTGGAGAAGGACGGTACGTGCTTCATGCAATGCGAGCCGGGAACAACCATGAACGTGGCCGACATGCTCGCTATGGCTGCTTGGATCACGGCGACCTACGGATAAACGATGAGCCTTCTCCTTGTCCTGACGGGCGGCGCAACAGCATACTCCCTCACGGGCCAGTTCGGAGCCTTCGCTCTCACGCCGAAGACATCCACCCTCATCGTTGCCCGCCTTCTCACCGCGTCTCAGGGATCGTTCACCCTCACGCCGAAAACCGTCACGCTTGCCACCGCGCGCAAGGTCACGGCGACATTCGGGGCCTTCACCCTCACCCCGAAGACCTCGATGCTTGCCGTCGCCCGATTGGTTTCCGCCTCCTACGGAGCGTTTGCTCTCTCCTCCCAAACCTCCTCCCTGAAAGTTGCACGACTGCTGACGGCAAGCGCGGGGTCGTTCACGCTGACCCCTAAGACGGCAACGCTGGTATGGGCCACGGCCTCCATCGCCTACGCTCTCACCGGCCAGTACGGGGCATTCACCCTCACGCAGGAGAACGCCACCCTCGCGGTCGCCCGTCTCCTGACAGCCGTCTACGGGGCATTCTCCCTTTCCCCGCGCACGGCCGCCCTGGCCGCGGCGCGCCTTCTCACGGCATCGCGCGGGACCTTCACCCTCTCACCCCAGACCGCCGGCCTCAAGGCGGCCCGTCTCGTTACCGCCAGCTATGGCGCATTCACCCTTGGCGCACAGACCGCAGGACTCGCCGCGCAACGTCGGCTCACCGCATCGTACGGTGCGTTCTCCCTCTCGGGGCAGAGCGCTACCCTCACCCTGCAGGCATCCGGCCCGGTCAACTACGTTCTGACCGCGCTCTACGGCGCATTCGCCCTCACCGGCCAGGCCGCAGCTCTGGACGCGACGCAGCAGATCCCCGCGGCTCCTCCCGCCGCTGTGGCCCAGCAGGTTGCCCCGGATGCCTTCTCCCGCATGATGCCCGGCATGCCGATCACCGCCGCCGAGATCGAGGCGGACCGGCGCCTGCAAGGGGTACCCGTCCGGGACTACACGCTGGTCTGCGAAGCGGGCCGATTTACCCTCAAATCGGAAAGCGCGAGCCTTTCCAGTTCTCGATCCCTCTCCGCCGCTTTCGCTCGCCTGTCCCTCGTCGGCCAGCCCGCCGATCTCTCGATTGATCGCAAGGCCCCGAAGCGCGGGCGCCTGATGATCCAACTCCTGAAACTCGCGGAGGCGGCATGATGTTCGAAGGAATCGCGATCGGAGTCGGATCAACCCTGCTCGCTGCAATAATCATCGCCATGTCCGCGACGATCGCCCGCCTTTGGCACAGCCCGAAGAGGCTCGACCGGATCGACGCCGTCATCCCCGCTCTTTGCCGAGCGGTCCTCGTTCTCCTGCGCCTGCACAAGGAAGGGGAGAAGGTAAACGGCGAGCTCGTCGAGAGCATCCGCGAGATGACGAACATCACCACCAACCAGACCGTGAGCCAGAAGGCCGCGAAATGAATCCAATCAGCCGGTCTGAGTACGACGAGCTCATGCGTCGCGTCACCACGGGGGAAGCCTCGCATGTGATCATCCAGGCTGACATTGTCCGCATCGACAAGGACGTCGCTCTGGTCGTTCACAGCATCGAGGGTGACGGCGTGGCCGGCCTTGCGGATGATGTGAAGGCGCTGAAGATCTGGAAGGCGAGTCTCGATGTCACGCCGAAGGAGCTCAAAGCCATCATCGACGAGCGCACGAAAGACACTAAAGCGTCCCGCTACCGGCTCATCATCGCGGTGGTCTCGATCCTTGGCGGGATCTCGACGCTCATCCTCATCGGGACGTGGATAGCGGGACTGATCGCGGCGGCGCAGGCGGTGAGGAAGTGATCTTCATAGCCGTCCGCCGCGCCGCTGCCTCGCTTCAATACTTGCGCGATCCGTCGAAGCCTTTCGACTGGGGCAACAACGACGCGAACAACTCCCTGGATACCTTCGAGGTTTCCGAGGTAGGCAACGATATCGGCGTGGCGGGCTACACGGGGAAGGTCCTCTTTACGTGCAAG